CACGCGGCCACCCCGACGAAGGCCGTGGATTTATATTCTGTTGGGTGCATAATCATCCAAACGGGCCTGCATGAAAATCCGCCGAAATGAATGGAAACCCCTATGGCAACGCGAAAAAAATCCGAAAACTCAACCAATTTGCAAGCATTAGAGGCGACCATTGAGCAGCTCCGAGAATCGGGCCGGCTCGACGTTATTGACGCCGCCAGGGTCCGCATCGCCCTCGGCCTTGCCGCTGCCGTAGATGCAATGCCCGACAATCCGACACTATGGCGCGAATACCGCGCCGCCGAAAAAGCACTGCGAGAGGAAAGCGAAGCACATGGCGACCCGTTCGACCAGCTCATCAAATCACTGTCCGCCGAGATACGCGACGAAACGAAACCGAAAGCGAAAAACCCGCGGTCATGAGGTGGCAGCAATAGCCAAGGCCCTCGGCCAGCCCCTCATGCCATGGCAGCAGCTCGTGGCCGACATCGCGCTCGAATTGAATCCGGACGGCTCGCCGGCGTATCGCGAAGTGAACGTGTTAGTTCCGCGCCAATGCGGCAAAACCACCCTCTGCCTATCGGTTGAGCTCCACCGCGCTTTGCTTTGGGGTGGCCCGCAGGTCATCGGATACACGGCTCAAACCGGATGGGATGCCCGCCGCAAACTCATCGACGACCAGGTGCCACTAATCGAGAGCTCGCCCCTGGCGGCATCGGTGAAACGCATCTACCGCGGCGCAGGGATGGAGGCGGTGCATTTCCTCAACGGCTCCCGCATTGACGTCATGGCCTCCAATGCCACCGCGGGCCACGGGCGCAGCATCAACCAAGGCATCATAGACGAAGCGTTTGCAGACCACGACGACAGACGCGAGGCGGCCATCCTCCCCGCCATGGCCACCAAACGCGACGCGCAGCTGCTCGTGATTTCCACCGCAGGCACACAAGAAAGCCTTTACCTCAAACGCAAAGTGGAGCAGGGGCGGGCAATGGTGTCGAGTGGATTAGATACCGGGGTCGCGTACCTCGAATGGTCCGCCGGCGAGGATGACGACATTGACGACCCGGCGACGTATTGGCGCACCATTCCCGCGCTCGGCCATACCATCACCGAGCCCGTCATTACTCACGCGAGGAGCACAATGACCGAGGGCGAGTTTCGCCGCGCGTATCTTTGCCAATGGACAGTCCTAGACGAGGCGGCCATCCCCGCCAAATACGTCGCCAGGGTGCTCGACGCCGCCACCGCGCCATCCGGGCGGCTTTCCTTTGGCATTGACGTCGCGATGGATAGGAGCTACGCCGCCATTAGCGTCGCCGATGAAACCGGGCGTTGTGAACTTGTCGAGCATCGCGAAGGCGTCGGTTGGGTAGTGGACCGCGCTTTGCAGCTTTGGCGCAAACACCGCGGGCATCTCGTGGTCGATGGGTACAGCCCGGCGAACAGTCTCGTGGACCGGCTAGAGCAAGGCGGCCTGCCCGTCACGCGTTACACACTGAGAGACATGACCGCGGCTTGCGGGATTTTCTACGATGCCGTTCTCGACGACGCCATTCGCCTCCGCCCTCACGCATCATTGGAGGCAGCCATTGAATCAGCAAAACGGAAACCAATGGCGAGTGGGTGGCTATGGTCGCGCACTGTCGAAACCGCAGACCTCACGCCACTATTCTCGACCACTTTGGCATACCATCACGCCACGAACAGACGCCCACCCGAATCAGCTAGGAGCCGTATTTACTAATGAAGAAACACCTACCCACTATCGTCCAGGCAATAGGTAGTACGATGGTAGCCGTGAGCCTTGCCATCGTTGCCATACCCCTCGGCCTTGCATTCGCCGGTATCGCTTTCATAGTGTTCGGCATTGCTGCCGAGAGGAGCTAAGACGTGCTGAATCGACTACTGCAAACCCGTCACGAAAAGCGCGGCGCATACGTGGACGCCACCGGGCGCATCACTCGCAGCGTTCTCGACAACTACGCCGGCGTAGCAGTGGACACCGAAACCACGCTGAGCGTCCCGGCTATTTGGCGAGCCGTCACAATGATTAGTGACAGCATCGCCACGCTCCCCCTCCACGCCTACCGCAACGGCTACCGCTTAGAACCCACCCCGCGCCTATTAGAACGCCCCAACCCGTTAGAGACACGCGTGGAAACTATTGGGGCAATGGTGTCTGCGCTCATTCTCCACGGCAATTACGTCGCCATCCTCGGCGAACCAGGGCCCTCCGGCTTTCCCGAATCCATCTATCCCGTAAACCCGGAACGGGTGACGATTTTCAAGCGTGACGGGCGCAAAATGTTCAGAATCGACGAGCGAGACTTTGACGCCTCCGAGATTTTCCACATCAAAGGCTTCGCGATGCCCGGCGACATTGCAGGCATCGGCATCATCGCAGCGCAACGCCAAGGCATCGGGGCCGCCGTCGCCGTCATGGAATACGCCGCCAGGTATTTCGACGGGGGCGCAATGCCCTCGTACGTCATCAAATCCGACAACCCCGACCTCACTGAGGACGAGGCCGAGTTTCTCAAATTGAAGTGGATGGAACACTACGGCGGAAAATCACGCCGCCCCGCAGTGCTCAACGCCTCCACCAAAGTCGAGCCGCTAACCGCAAACGCAAACGACTCGCAACTTGTCGAGGCCCGAAACCAGGCTGTAGCAGATTCGGCGAACATCACCGGCATCCCTGGCAGTTTCGTCGGAGCACCCAACACCACCCGCACATACACCAACACCGAGCTCCAGGCCATCGAATACATCCGGACAAGCCTGGCCCCACTCACCGCCCGCATCGAGGCAGTGTTCACGGATTACCTCCCGCGAGGCCAGCAGGCACGATTCAACTACGACAGCCTCCTCCGCGCGGACACCCTCACCCGATACCAGGCGCACAAACTCGCGCTGGACTCCGGATTCCTCACCATCGACGAAGTCCGTGAACTCGAAAACCGTCCCGCACTCGAAACCCAACCGGCACCACTTGACTCGGAGGTAATCCCATGAGCATCGAAAACCGCGCCTATGAAACCGACCTGGAAATCCGCAAAGACGGCGACGGGCGCACCATCGCCGGCATCGTCGTCCCGTATGACGTGGAGCAGCGAATCCACCACAGCTTGACGGAAGTGTTCCGCCGCGGCGCATTTGCCCGCGTCATACCAAACGCGCACCGCGTCAAATTGCTCGTGTCTCACGATGCTCAGGCGCTCCCCATTGGACGCGCCACACTCCTCAAAGAAGAAGCCGGTGGCCTTTACGGCGAGTTTCGAGTCTCCAAAGGCTCGCGCTCGGATGACATCCTAGAGCTCGTGAGGGACGGGGCCCTCAGCGAGTTCAGCATTGGATTCCAGCCCATCAAAGACGTCCGCCGCCCCGATGGCGTCGTCGAACGAATTGCCGCCCATCTTGCAGAGGTCAGCCTGGTCACATTCGGCGCATACGGCCAGGCCGCGCAAGTGGCCGCCGTCCGCAACCCGTCAGCCACGCCAAACCTCGACGCGCTCGACGAATTACTCAAAAACCTAAAGAGGTAACCAATGCCATCCCCGCAACGCGTCAAAACGGTCACCGCAACCGCCTCCGAAATCATCGGAGCAGACCCCACCAACAGGCCCGTATGGCTCCAAATTGACGGCAACAACACCGTCTACCTCGGCGATTCCACAGTGACCACCGGCAACGGATTCCCCCTTGCAAAACACGCCGCCCCCGTCCAGGGCACACTTGCGCCAGGGCAGTCACTTTGGGCCGTATGCGCCGCAGGGCAAACCGAAACCATCCGAATCTTTACAACACCAGAGGACGTTTAGGCGATGCCGTGGCACATTGAAGCAGACAACGCGCAGTGCGCCGGCTTTGCCGTCGTGAAGGATGAGGATGGCGAGGTGGAAGGCTGCCACCGAACACGGCCACAAGCCGAGCAGCAACTCGCCGCACTTTACGCATCCGAGGACGATGACGAAAATGACGACGACGAAGGCATCGACGACGACGACGAAAACCTGGCGAACGAAATCGGGATGCGTTTCGCAACACCTAACGCGGATGCCGCGCGGCAAATACTCGCGCACATTGTTCGTAATTGACTAGACTACGAAGAACCGGCACCCCACCGGCCCGCAGTGAGCACCCCGCCAAAAACGGCACCCTCCACGGGTAGCGAAGTGGCACCCCGAAAAAACCACGCCACTACCAGGAGAAACCCCCATGGCCAACCAATTCCTCGTGAACCTTCACGAAACCCGCAAAGCAAAGTCCGACCTCATTGACGGCACCCTCACACGTGCAGCAGATGAAGCCCGCGACATTACCGACATCGAACTTGCAAACATTCAGGCCCTCAAGCTCGAAATCGACAAGCTCGACGCCCGCATCGAACAAATCACCGAAATCGAAGTACGCAAAGCAGCAGCCGAATCGCTTGCCGCATCAGTGGACGGCGACGCAACAGAAACACGCGCAGCAGCACCCGCCCGCGTCATTTCCGAGGAGCCCACCTATCACGAACGCGGAAACAACGACTTCCTCGCAGACGCCATTGCGGCAGAGTTTGGCGGCTCATACGAAGCCCGCGAACGCATCAGCCGTTACCAGCGCGAAAGCATGGAAAAGCGTGATAGCGGCTCCAGCAATTTCGCCGGCCTTGTCATCCCGCAATACCTCGTCTCTGAGTTTGCAGGACTCCGCCGTCCAGGCCGCCCCGTTCTCGACATCTCCAGCAACGCAGCACTCCCCGCGCAAGGAATGACCGTGAACATCGGACGCCTCACCACAGGCGTCACCTCATACGTGCAGGCATCCGAAAACAGCGCCCCAACAGAATCCAGCCCCGACGACACACTGCTCACCGTGAACGTGAACACAGTGGCGTCGATGTTTGACATCTCAAAGCAGGCAGTGTTGCGCGGCACAGGCGTCGAAACTCAACTCCTCGGCGATGCCGTTCGCTCATACCAAAGCAAGCTGGACTCGCTTGCCGTCAATGGCTCAGGCTCATCCGGTGAACACCGCGGCATCCTCAACACATCAGGAATCAACGCCACCACCTACACGGACGCCTCCCCAACATGGGCCGAGTTTTTCCCGAAGCTCGTGGCAGCCATCCAGGACATCAGCAGCAATTTCTACGGCGGCGCGACTCACATCGTCGCCCACCCGTCGCTTATTGGCTGCTGGCTCCGCGCTTTGGATTCCACAAACCGCCCACTGTTCAACGCAACAGCCGGTAACCCATTCAACGCACCGGGCACTTATGACCGCCCCGCATACGACATGGGTGGCTTGCAGATTCTCGGCATCCCCGTCATCGCAGACGCGAACGTGCCCACGAACCTCGGCACAGGCACAAACGAAACCGCCGTCATCGTTGGCGATTTCCGCGAGTCCTACATTTGGGAGGACAACGGCGGCAGCCCGCTTTACGTCCGTTTCGAGCAGCCCGACGGCAACATTGCTATCCGCACCGTAGTGTTCGGATTCTCGGCCTACACCGCCGGCAAGTACCCGACAGCGTTCAGCGCCATCACCGGCACCGGACTTATCACGGCTAATTGGGCCTAATTCACCCCGCAGGACAGGGCCGCGCACAACGGCCCCGTTCTAGGTGAACACTATGAACACTGAAGCACTCATCGACGCACTACGGCGAGAGCTCGACGGATACATCCGGCGAGGCATGGCAGCGCGAGCCGATGCCGTCCGGCAAGAGCTCACTCGGCTCGGATGCTCGCCAGGTGCCACGCCTCGCGAGGTTGTGCCATCCGAGCCGGGTGGCACCCCCCCAAAGACGGCAGCACCTAAGAAAACCGTCGAACCGGCAGCCGAAACGCCAGCAACTCAACCAGCAAAGCGAAAGCGGGCGAAGCCATGACCATCACGAACGGCTACATCACCCTCAGCGGCCTCAAAACCTACCTCAAAATTGACGACAGCGTAGAAGACGCCCTCCTAGAACAAATCATCGAAAGCGCCAGCCGCAGCATCGACAGAATTGCAAACCGCCGTTTCTATCTCGACGGCAGCGCAACCGCCCGCACATTCCGCCCCATTGGCAACCTCCGCGTCATCGTGGACGACATCGGCACCACTAGCGGCCTCATCCTCAAAACAGACCCCGACGCGAACGGCGTCTTTCAGACCACTTTCACCCTCAACAGTGACTACATCGTCGAGCCCACCAATGCACTCGCCAAAGGCCGCCCCATCACATACCTCACCGTCGTCGGACCCACGGCGCTATCGCTGCCGGTGAACTATTGGCCACAAGTCGAGGTCACTGCCCGTTGGGGATGGCCCACCGTCCCGGACGACATTGAACAGGCCACCTACATCCTCTCAGCGGACCTTTACAAGCGCAAAGACTCCATCGGTGGCGTCCTCGGCCTTTCAGAGCTCGGCGCGATACGCATGAGCCCACTAGGCCGCGACATTGCCGCAATGGTCCGCGCATACAGGCGCGAGTTCTTTGGATGACCCCCACCGCCGTCCGCCAAGGCCTCGCCACTGCCCTCGACACCATCGCGGGCCTACGATGCTTTGACTACGTACCCGACGGGCTCCCAACACCCGCCGCCATTGTCGAGCCGTTAGAAATCACCTACCACGAAGCAAACGTCTCGACGGGCTTGCAGTATTTCCGCGCGTACGTCCTGGTAATTGTTGGCCGAATGTCGGACCGTTCCAGCCAAGACCGGATTGACGCCTACCTGGCGAACACCGGCAGCAGCAGCATCCGCGCCGCTATCGAAGCGGACCGCACGTTGGGCGGCGCTTGCTCATCTCTCATTGTTGTCGAGGCGCTGCCGCGTTCCGTAGTAGTATCAGGGATTGACATGACCGCGTACCGTTTCGAGGTGGACATTTATGGCTAACAATTACCGCGTCCTTTCGGACATTTCAACGCTCGGCCCACAAGGCGCGACGGTGACCGACGAGGACCTCAAAGCGCAACACCTAGACGCCGAGCTGCTTATTGCGTCCGGCATCATCGAACCCAACACCAAACCAGCAAAGAACCAGGAGAACTAGGCCATGGCCATTTTCGTACTCACCGACGCGCAAGTCACGGTGAACAGTCAAAACCTCAGCACATACTGCACAGCCGTCACCGTCAATTATGAAAAAGACGCCATCGAAACGACGGCAATGTCGGCCACGGGCCACGTATTCACCGGCGGCCTCCAAAACCTCTCAGTAACCTTAGAGCTGCAAAACGACGAAGCCGCCACGAAAGTTATGGAGACATTGTTCAGCGCAACGGGCTCCGGCAGCAACACCCTCGTCCTCAAAAACACCACCGGCGGGGCGACTTTCACGTGTTCCAACATGTTCCTCCAAACCTCGACACCCGTGAACGGGTCCATCGGGGAGCTCGCCACTCAAAGCGTGACGTTTACCGGGGGCTCGCTCGTCAAGAGCTAAACCATGGCCCTCAAACTCACCGTCAAGCACAAAGACGGCTCCGAGAGCCGCACCACTATCAGCCCCGCCACCGAGGTCGCATTCGAGGACCATTTCGGAAAAGCATGGGGGGAAGCGTTCAGCGAGGAACACCCACGCAACGCCTACCTTTACTTTGCCGCCTGGCATTCCATCCACCTCGACGGCGGCACCGCCCTCGATTTCATGCCATGGCTCAAAGGCCTCGATTCTTTCAGTGTTGAAACACCGGAGGAGGCCACCGGCCCTTTAGACCAGGAAGCACCACTTGGCTCATAGGGGCGTTAGCCGTCAAGACGGGTATTAGTCCGCTAGACCTACTCAAAACCCCGCCCACCATCCTCGCCGTCATGATTGAGCAAGTATGGCCGAGGGCAAACATCAAAACCGGAGGAGACGCATGGGCGGAACTGGCACATACGGTTACCGGCTAGAAGGTGGCGGCAGGCTCGAAATAGAAGGCCTCCGCGAAATCAGCCGCGCCCTCAAAGACCTCGCAGAGGATTCACGCGAGGACATGAAAGAAACGCACCGCCGCGCCGGTGAAATTGTGGCATCCGCAGCCAAACCACTCGCACCCGTCCGCACCGGAGCACTTAGCGCCACCATCACGTCAAGCCCGACGAAATACCAGGGACGCGTCCGCATTGGCCGCGGCGCATCAGTGCCCTATGCGGGTCCCATTCATTTCGGATGGCCCGCCCGTCGTATTGCTCCGCAGCCGTTTATTTACGAAGCACTCGACGGCAGACGTGAGGAAGTAAAGCAAACCTACGAGCGCCGCATCGGTGAACTCATTGAACGCCACAAACTCGCCCCAGGGCAGCGCAGCACCCAAAACACTCAGTAGTAGAATCGAACACCATGGCCGCGAAATCTATCTCGATACCCGTCACCGGGAACACCGCGCCCCTCCGCAAATCTCTTACAAGCGCCGAAAAGCAGCTGCAAAGATTCAAGCGGGAAGCGCAAGCGAACATGAAAAGCGCCGCGCAGTCTTTCGCCCTGGCAGGTGCAGCAGCGGGCGGCCTCGCTTTCACATTTTACGAAGGATTCCAACGCGCCGAGCAAGCAAACCAGCGCGTGTTTGCTATTGCGAAATCCATGCGCCTATTTGGAGGTGAAACGGGCAAAGTGACCCGCCGCCTAATCGAATTAGGCGACCAATTAGAACGCGAAACCGGGCTGACCGCGGAAAGCATCAAAGAAACCCAGGCCAAGCTGCTCACGTTCTCCCAAATTGCCCGCACCGCAGACGAAGCCGGCGGAGCATTTGACAGAGCAACACAAGCCGCCATAGACCTCTCCGCCGCAGGATTCGGTGAGGTCACCAGCAACGCCGTCCAGCTCGGCAAAGCCCTACAAGACCCCATCAAAGGCATCACCGCCCTCGCGCGTTCCGGCATTTCATTCACCCAGGCAGAAAAAGAAAAAATCCGGACACTCGTGGAATCGAATCGCATCCTCGAAGCGCAGGACATGATTCTCAGCGCCGTCGAAACTCAAGTGGGCGGCACTGCCGTCGCAACAGTGACGGCCACCACCAAAATCCGCAACTCCATCGGCGAAGTGTCCGACGTGGTAGGCCAAGCGTTAGCGCCCACATTTGAGGAGATGGCGCTAATTTTTCAAGATTTCGCAGAATGGGCAGGGAAAAACCAGAAGCTAGTGGCCGTATTAGGCACTGTGCTCATCGGATTACCAGCCGCGATTTTCGCCGTGAAAGGCGCGATGGCTGCCGCAACAGCCGTTTCCATGGGGTATGCAGCAGCGCAAGCAGCAGTAGCAGCCGGAAACATAGCAGTGCAAGCCTCAACCGTTGTAGGCATCGTTACGGCAGGCATAGCCGCCGCCGCCATTGCTGCACTCACTAAAAAAGTCTACGACAGCGTCAAAGCGAACGAAGCAAATGCGGACTCGGTGGATGCAATGTCTCACGCGTATGACCGCCTCCGCACCGGACCGTTCGGCCTCATCTACCGCGCCATGGACTCGCTCAATAAACTTGCGCAAGATTACGCCGCAGAACAAGCAGCAGCCGCAGACCTAGCAAAAGAAAAAGAAAACGAACGTTTCCGAAAACTCAAAGAAAACCTGGCAGACGCCAAGAAAGCCGTCCGCGCGTACGTGGCCGAAATCGCCACCGCCATCAACCGCGAAGTCAGTCTAAACGCCGCGTTTAGCGATGCAGCAGATTCACAGCTGGACGCATCGCAGCAAATCAGCCAAGCACTCCAGGAACGCCGCGACGCCTACGCCGAATTGCAGCAAGCGCAAGCCACCGGCGACGCCAAGGCCTACGCCGCAGCATTGGACAAGGTGGCGGCATCGGAAACCAAAGTGACAGACGCGCAAGCCGTCAAACCGAAAAACTACGCGCAAGTATTCGCCGAACAAATTGCAGCCGCCAAACAATTCGCCGGCTACATCAAACAGCTCGCGCCATTGCTTTCCCGTGGCGCATTGCAGCAGATTCTCGACCTCGGCCCCGTCGCCGGTGCACAAGTAGCCAAAGACCTCCTCAGCGGCACCGGAGGCATGAGTATCGCCAGCCTCAACGCGGACATTGCAGACATCGCCACAACAGGCACCGCCGCAGGCATGGCCATCCCAGGATTCAGCGAAACCCTCGGCGCAACCGCAGGCCGCAAGGGTGGCGACTTTTACATCACTATCGAAGCCGGGGTCTCCTCCCCGACAGACATCGCAAAAACGGTGCAAAGCGTCCTGCAAACCTACGGCGCAACTAACGGCGGCGTAGCAGTGAAAACGAAGCAGCCCAAAGCATCAGCGGGAAGGCGTCGCCGCTAATGCCATACCCGTCCGTCATTGTCGAGTTTGCTGCCGCCACGAACCCATACAACGCCACCCCGACATGGACACCCATCACCGATTACGTCCGCGAAGTAACTACGCGCCGAGGCCGCAGCGATGAGTTCCAGGATTTCGGCAGTGGCACCGCCACCATCGTCCTCGATAACCGTGACCGCCGTTTCGACCCACTGAACGCGTCCGGACCGTATGCCGGGCTTCTTACGCCACGCAACCAAATCAGAGTCCGCGCCGTAACCACGTCGAGCCCGCTAATCACCCAGGACGTTTTCCGCGGCTATGTTTCAGGGTGGCCCGTCACACTCACGGACGCCGGATTCGACAGCACTGTCACGCTCGAATGTTTCGACGCCATCGGCCTCCTAGAAACTGAGGAAATCCCCGACGACCTGGCCGACTCATACATTCGGAGCCTAAACCCTCGCCACTATTGGCCACTTACGGACCCAATAGACCCCGACACCTACACCACGGCGCAACTCGCAGACTATGGCAGCAACCAGCAACCTTTACGCGCCTTGTACCCGCCTTTCCGAGCAGCTAACGCGGAAGGGCTAGCGCCTGGCCTGCCAGATACCTCGGTGCTAGTTGCAGAAACAGAGCTAGTGGAAGGATTCATGTTCTCTACCGGCGGAATAAGCGCCACCGACACGACCTTTTCGACGTGGTACGTGCAAGGCCAAACGGAGGCCAACTTTCAGATTACGAACTACGGCCTAAGCCACGAGATACAGCTCGGCTATAACCGCACCACCAGCAAACTCGAAGTAGGCATCTACAACGGCACGAGCCAGCGAATCTACGAGGGCACTCTTTACATAGACCCCAACATCGCGCACCACATCGCCGTCATAACAACGAGCGCGGCCCTACTGTCAGCCGTTTATGTTGACGGGCAACTTGTCACCATGTCGCAGACAAGTTTCGACCCCGCGTTCCCGATAACAGTCTTTGAGAACTATTGGACCTCATCCGGTAGAAAACAACAGACCGCCATGTGGGCCCGCGCACTAACCGCGACAGAGGTGCAGACCATCTACCGCCTTGGCCGCAACATTCTCACCGAAACCACTACCGCGCGATTCAACCGAATCATCGGCTATAGCGTATTTCCTGCATCACTAACCAGCGCCCCAGGCGTACCCGTCGCCAACGTAGGCGCATTTACGACCGGCGGCCCAACACTCGCAAGCGAACTAGAAGTCGTCAGCGATTCGGAAGGCGGCAACCTTTACGTCACCAAAGCCGGAGTGGTCACAATGACAAGCCGCTACGCATTCGCAGCCGGCACAAGCCTCACAAGCCAAGCTACGATAGGCACCACCGGCATTACCATCGGGCCTAGCATCGAATACCGCCTAGATTCCGAAAACATGCGCAACCAACTCGCCATCGGATTCAGCGGCGACGGCAGCATTGAGGTCACAGATTCGACAAGCGTGAACGCGTACGGCGTCGCAGGCGGCAGCATCACCACACAACTCACTACACAAGCAGACGCGCAAGCACTCGGAAACATGCTTGTCGGATTTTCCAAAGACCCCGCCGTAGTCATCTCACCCGTCGAGGTGAACGTCTCGGCAGTGGCGGCAGATTGGGACACCATCCTCACCCTCGAACTACTAGACCGCATCACATTCACACTCCAGCCGCGCACCGGAGCAGCCATCACCACCCCGCAACTCATCCAAAGCATCGAACACCGCGTCATCCCTGGCCAATGGTCCACCACCCTCAACGGCTCCGTCCGTTTCACTAACCCGTTCATTATCGGCAGCAGCCTCCTCGGCGGCCCCGACTTACTTGTCTAGAATCGAGAAACATGGCAACACCTACAAACCTCCCGGCCGCAGAAGTGGACGGCACTAGCCTCCCCGCCGCCTGGCTCAATGACCTCCGAGGCGCGTTTCGTATCTTGCAAGTAGTGGCCGCAAGTAACGCAACACTTGACGCATCCAGCAGTACCACTTTCGCAGATACCAGCCTAAGCGTCACAATTACCCCTCAGGCATCAACTAGCAAGGTTCTAGTGTTCGCCGTTGGAACAGGAGCCACGACGGCAGGCGTACAAGGACTTTCGTATCGGCTAAATCGGGGCTCCACAGTTCTCCGCACCGCTAACAACATCATCTACGATGGCTCGACAGGCACCCAGAGCAATTGGACTTTCGTGTATCTAGATAGCCCCGCCACTACCTCAGCAACTACCTATAAACTGCAATTTGCTCGCGGAGCAGGGGCTGGAACCGTGTACCAAAACCCAGACTCCAACACCTCCGACATCGTTGTTTGCGAGGTATCTGCATAATGAAAACACCGCCAATGATTGAACTGCTACTAGACGCCGGATTCACCGACGGTTGGGCCGTCGCTGGCGACGTACTTGTGCTATGGGAACACGACGAGGACCCGCCGCCACCACTAACACGGCCCGAATGATTCGCCGGCTCCTGCCTCTTGCGGGAGCCATTTGGGTCATCATCGCAGCACAACCGGCAACGGCGCAAGAGCTCACCGTAACGCTCACCGCAGAGCAGCCCGTCTACACCCACGCCCTCACCCCTGGCGCGTACCAAATCACCGCAAACAGTGGCGTCGAATGCCAGGCGCTAACAGTGGACCCCTACATCACAGTCAAAAACCCCGACGGCAACATCATCGCCCAGGATGACGACAGCAACCACAACCAAAGCAACTGCCTCGCCTCCAAACTCACCGTGGAAATCCCTGGCGACGGTTACACGCTCAACGCGTTCGGGTGTTGTGGCCGCCTTTACGGCACCATCACCATCAGAATCGACCCGTTAGAACCCGCGACAACCACAACCGCAGCCACCACCACAACATCGACGACGCCCGCCACAACCACCACCGAACCCACCACAACCACGACAACCGTCCCGCCGGCGACCACCACAACACTCGCGAGCTACCCAACAGAGCCAAGCACGACAAGCAGCACAAGCAGCACAACCACAACCGCGACAACCGCACCCCAAAGCACCACGAGCACGTCATCAACAACCTCAGAAGCTCCGAACATTGTGGCCACCACTAACGTCCCAACAACCACGGCGGCGAGCACAAGCACCACCGCAATTTCCACAACATCCACAACATCACCCACAAGCAGCACCCTAGCCAAAGCATCCGTCAAACCCGCAGCATCTAACGCGCTCGCGCCAGGCGTCACCCCGGAAGCACAACGCGCGATAGTCGCCGCGACTCTCACCATGCTCATCGCTGCCCCAACACAAAGGACCAAGAAATGAAACTAATCCACCACCTCGCCGGCAACGTATGGACCTACATCGGCGCAGGATTCGTTCTAATGACCGTCACGGGCGACGTACGGCGCACCGGCATCATCCTCACCATCGTCGGCGTCGTAATAGAATGCCTCGCAGTCATCACAGAAAAGAACCCTGAAGTATGAGCCTCCACATCGTCAAAGACGTCATTGGCCGCATGGTGGCCCTATTCGTTACCTCCGCCGCCGGCGTAATCACCGGGGCCGCAGTGTTCGCCCCCGACCTCACCGTAGCCAAATCGTGCCTCCTCGCCGGTTGCGCCGCTTGCGTTCAGGTCCTCCAAAAGCTCGCCTCCGCATCACTTGACGGCAACCTCACCAAAGCCGAGGTAGACGCCGCGTTCGGAATCAAAAAAGAAACCCGCGCCCGCAAAGAGGCCCAACAGTGACAAACACGCAGCGCCCCTACACCGGATTCGACAAAATTGGCACCGCCACCCACCCGGCAGCCAAACAACTCGCCGATTGCCTGGCCAAGCGTTTCGGAATGAATTACATGGGCGGCCTAGTAGTCCGCGCAATGCGTTCAGCACCGGCAAACATTCAGAAACTCGCACCCACGGACCCGCGCGTCAAGCCGTACATGAGCGTCCACGCATCAGGCCGAGCCGTTGACGTGGGGCTCAATGACGCCAGGAAACTCGGCGAGATTTTCGAGTTCCTTGTGGACAACGCGGACGAACTGTTCCTAGAGGAAGTGCACCAATACAGCTACCGCGCACCCGGAGCCAAAAAGGCCTGGGGCCGTGGCTACCGATGCAACAGAGCAAAAAAGAACCGCGGCATTGTCGAGTGGGATGCAAAAAAGAACGGGGGCACCCCTGGCGGCCTTTGGCTGCACTTTGAGGTTGCACCACTCGCGGACCCCGCCATACTCCTCGCCAATTTCCGAGCCACCAAAGGAAAGTAATGCTGCCGTATTGGGTAGCGTTCGGCGTTCTCGTGGTGCTAGTCATTGGACACGGCAGCAACACGAACGGGTAGAACAGTGGGGGCAGCTTTTCCCCTTTTTCACTGCCTCCACTGTTCCCCACCCCAGGGTGTTTGACATCAGCCCGTAGGCTTGTCATACTGTCTAGGTCCGCAGTCCGGCGGACAGTAAGAGAAAAGGGAAACCATGCAAAACGTCACCGACGTCACTGCCGAACGTATCAACATCATCGCGCAGCAACTCCGCCAAAGATTCATCGACGCCACTGTTCTCAACGTGCAAGAGTTTCGCGGCTGCATCGTCGTTGAAGGATTCACTGGCCGGTTCATTGTTAGTTTCGATGACGTGAACTACGCCAGCGTTGCCGTCCTAGTGCACGAACTCATCAAAGACGCCGCCGATTTCGTTGGCCCACGTGCAGACATTCACGCCATGCATTTCATCGCCAACGTGCTCGAAATGGCAAAGCAGGGCCACGAATGAGCTACGACGACAGACTCGCGGACTACGTGGACGTCGCGGAACGTATCCGCATTTTCCGCGAACAATACCCCACCGGCTCACTGCAACCCGTGAACCCGTTGCAGCCGTTCACCATCACCACCATCGGCGAGCGCACATTCATCACATACACCGCCGCCGCATACCGCACCCCCGACGACCCGCGCCCCGGCATCGGCGTCGCGTGGGAAACATTCCCCGGTAGAACTCCGTACACAAAAGATTCCGAGGCGATGGTGGCCGAAACATCGGCGTGGGGCCGAGCCATCGTTGCCACGCTCGCAGCCGATTCGCGTCGCGTCGCGTCATTGGATGAGGTCCGCAACCGTCGCGCAATGGATGAGCACCCCGCAAGCGCCGAGTCGTCACGCGCCCCCGAATGGCCACAAAACCCCGCCACCGAGGCGCAAGAACGCGCCCTCTATGCAATAAGCAAGAAACTCGACAAGCTGCCACCGGCAAAAGGCACCCTCACCAAATCCCAGGCGGGCAAACTCATTGAGCAACTGCAGGCAGAATTGGACGGCCAGGAATGAGCGACCTAGCTTTCCTCATCATCTGCCTCGCGTTCACCGCCCTCGGCTATGGCATCGCAAGAGCCGCAGACGCAGCGCGACGCATGGACGAACGTGAACACGAACGGCAACGCCGCCAGCAAGCGTTCAGAGCTCAACGCCGCCCCGCGTTCCACCCCACCGAACTCGCAAACATCCAGGACCGCGCCGAACTCGACGACCTACGCGATTACATCAGGCGCGGCGATGCTTGAGCGCGAGTTTGCGACACAAGTGGAACACCTCCTAGAGCTTTTCCGATGGACGTGGAAACATGACGAACCCGCTGTCCGACAAAGCGGCACTTGGGCCACGTCATTCAGAGGCCAGCGAGGATTTCCCGACTACATCGCTACCCGCGACGGGCGCTTACTGTTCGCCGAAATCAAAAACGAAACCGGCAAACTCACCGCCGGGCAGGTGCATTGGCTCACACTGCTCCAGCAAACACCCGCCGAGGTGTATGTGTGGCGGCCCCAGGACCTAGAGCAAGTGAAAGAGGCCCTGCGATGACATGGAACGACTACCCCAAGATTCTCTCGGTGGAGTGTGCCATTTGCGGCGAATTGGTCACCATCGCCGTCGAGCTCATTGCAGGCACCCCACGGCCCATTGGCGGCCTCATGCGCGTCCCATTCGACCCCGAACCCACCGTCCTCGACGGTTGCGAACATTTCCACGAAAAAGGAGAACCCAATGCCTAAGAAACCAGGCCACAACTCTACCGACTACCGAATGCTCACGTGTCGCGTCGAGCATGACACCGTCCAGCGATTCAACCAGCTCGCCGGCAGAATGCAAGCCGAAAGCGGCATCAACGTCGCAGTGTCGGACCTCATACGCCGCGCCCTCACCGAATACCTCCGAAAGCATGACCGATGAGCGACATTAGGGCCGACGAATACTTTGCCATCGTCCCCGAATGGGTAATCCTGGCAGACATCTCAGGCAACGCCGTCCGCCTTTACGCGCTGCTCAACCGTTTCGCAAACTCAGCGGGACGGGCCTGGCCATCACGGCGCACCCTTGCCGAAATGCTCCGTACATCTATGGCCACCATAGACCGCGCCAAGGATGAGCTAGTAAGCGTCGGGGCGCTCACTGTTGAGCACCGCACGAACCCCGCCGGCGACCCATCGAGCAACCTTTACACCATCCACACACGCCCACACGGCAAAGCATCACCCTCATCACCTATGACGAAGGGTACCCTCACCCGTGAGGGGACGGGTACCTCCAAGGATGACGCACTAAACAGAGCCATAATGAAACAGAGCCAAATAGGGAAACCATCACCGATGATAGACACCCGACCCGCTTGTCCGGAATGTCTCGGCAAGTATCGAACCGGCTACGACGACGGCAGTGAGGGCCTCGCCCACGTATGGATAGCCACCGCAGCATTCGGAGACAAACCAGGAAAAGGCATCTACGTCGTGTGCCAAGCTTGCCACGGGACCGGAAAGGACGCCAGGAAATGAGACACGACCCGACAGAAGTGAAACTCGGCCTGCAACACATAGCAAACGAAGCACCGGACCATTCGCCCACGTGGCGCGGGCAACGATTCCGAGAATCAGCCCTCGACGCCCTGGCATACATCAGACAACTAGAAGGCGACCTACGCCGCCAAGGATTCACCGAATACAACGAAAAAGAGGACAACAATGACTGACAACGACACATTCCGCGACATGGTGGAGGACCTCCAACATGAGCTAAATGACATCAACTCCAAGCTCCGAAGCTTTGCCTTCGACCTAAAAATCGAACGCGAGGTCCATGAGAGAACATGGGCCCAAAAGGAAAAACTAGAACGCGAAAACGAGGCACTCCGCGACATTGTGAGGTCGGCGCAATACCTCGTCGACGTGGTACACGTGCAACACAACGCCAGCCTCGGCGGCACATTCGGCGAAGCCATCAGCAACCTCCGCGCCGCTTTGCGCTCGTGGTACCAGCCGAACGGGACCGGACGATGATAGAGCCGTACTACCAGGACGAAACCGTCACCATCTACAACGGCGACGCCATGCAAATCATCCCGCAACTCGAAAACATTGGCGCAGTAATCACAGACCCGCCCTACTCCAGCGGAGGCGCTCACCGTTCAGACCGCACCCAAAGCACCGTCACGAAATACGTGAACACCGGAACCCAGGCATACAGGCCGGAGTTCGCCGGCGACTCACGCGACCAGCGCAGCTTTCTCGCATGGTGCTCGCTATGGATGGGAGCCGCCTACAACGTCGCACTCCCAGGCGCTCCCATTGTCTCTTTCATAGATTGGCGACAACTCCCCGTGCTTTCCGACGCCATCCAAGCGGGCGGATGGGTATGGCGAGGCATCGCCGTATGGGACAAAGGATTCGGACGGCCCCGCCCTGGCGGATTCTCCAACAGTGTCGAGTATGCAACATGGGGCACCAAAGGCCCACTCGAACCGCGCGAGGTGTACCCGCCCGGCATCTTTCACAGCACCCCACCGAAAGAGCGCCAGCACATCACCCAAAAGCCCGAAGCCGTGATGGGATGGGTGCTCAAAATCGTCCCGCCTGGCTCACTCATCCTTGACCCGTTCATGGGGTCCGGGACCACACTGAAAGCAGCCAAAGAAAACGGGCACCGCGCCATCGGCATCGAAGTCGACCCGCATTTCTGCGAAATTGCCGCCAAACGATGCGCCGAAACGCTTGCCTTTGAGCCATTCAGCGAACCCACACAAGCCGAACAGGTAGGTCTATTCGATGTCTAACCCATTTCAGCCCACACTGTTCGACGGCGAACCCATCGGGCTCACCGTAGTCACACGCACAGACGGCTTTGGGCCCCTCGTGACATGGATGAAAACCCCCGGTGCCATAACCCGCACTATCCCCGCCACTAGGCTCGTGAGAACCACGGACCCCGACACCGCCCAACAGGCCGCCACGAACGCATCGAAGCGCGGCCCATCACAGAGGAGACGCGTATGGGAAGCACTGCAAAAACTCGGAACCGCCACCGATTACGAACTAGCCGTAGCCACGGGCATCCTCCGCAGCTCAGCAGCGAAACGCCGCCAGGAACTCGTCGACCTCGGACACGTGCACGAAACACCACAACGCCGAGCCACCGACACCGGAACACTCGCTATTGTGTGGCGGCCATCGTACTCCTCGGCCTATTCGGGCAAATAATGACAGACACCGCCCACGCCACAGGCCTCGACATGAGCCGCCGCGAGTTTGGTGCCATCATGCCCGACGCCTACTACCACGCCCTCGGACGATGCGAAACAGGCCACGACCTCAAACACTCCACCAAGAGCTACACGGGCATCTTTGGAATCCACCGGCAAACCGCCCGCGCCTACTCCGGACGCCGTGACCTCTCAAAGCTCACCATGCGCCAGCAGATACGCGTCGCGGACCGCATCGCATTCAGTGGCTACCAACGCAAGGACGGACGCTTTCAATGGCCCGTCGGGCCGTTCGGTTGGGGTGCAGTCCGAAACGGCTGCTCGAATCTGCTGCAATACATCTGCCACGCCACACACAAACGCGTCCAAAAGCATCGCGCTCGCGCCTGCAAATTAGCGGCCCAACATGGCTAGAAAACCACAGTACGCCGGGCCCTGGCGCAAAGTACGCGCCAAAGTGTTAGAGCGTGACGCGCATCGGTGTCAGATACGCGGGCAAGGTTGCACACAACACGCGACAGAGGTGGACCACATTCTGCCGGTGTCAATGGGTGGCGAATGGTACGACGAGGAAAACCTCCGCGCCTCATGCTCACGATGCAACAACGCCCGAAACATCAAACACAAGACCACGTCGAGCCGAGAATGGTGACCATACAGCGGCAATGCATGGAAATACATGGCGAAATGGATGGGTATGCAACCATTCAGCCCGACATTCAGACCGAAACCCGCCCGCGAATCGCCGACGCCCGCAAACCCTTATGTTATAAGGCTTTCCCGTTTTTCCCATGCAGACACGCGGCCAC